GTAGGGAGTATGCGCGCCAAGATCAGACCCCCCTACCGGTGTGGCTGGTAGAGGGGCCTGTGGCGGCGTTTCAGGGGGTGGGTGGTGTGATTGCCTTATGTGGTGGGGTTGTGGCCTGTGTCGGCCTGTGTGGGGCGTGTGGGGGGGTGGGGGGTTACTTGATGCGGCGGGGGTCGTCGATCTCCGCGGTGTCTACGCCTCGCGTCTGGGGGCGGGTGCCTTGCCAGGTGTGGCCCTCGAGGTTGAGGTTGACCCAGGGGTTGAGGGAGTGGATGGCGACGCCGTAGTGGTGGCGGAGTTTGGCTGCTACTGCGCGGAGGTGTTCGTCCCAGCGGGCGAGCCACGGTCCGGGGTTGGGTGTGTTGAGGTTGCCTGAGGTGTAGCCGGGTTCGTTGGTGTGGCCGTCGATGGTCCCGCAGTCCGCGCCGATGAGGATGACGGTGCGGGCCCCGAGGTGACAGGCGAGGTGCATGGCTCCGTGGGTGCTGGTGGAGCCGACGAGGAGTCCGCCGGGTGGTGGCCACGCTGCGTAGACGTTGAAGTCGTAGCTCGTGGGCCGGTGGGGGTAGTGGATGACGTTCGGCAGGTCGTGGCGTTCGGGTGTCCCTGCGTGTCCCTGTTCGCCTTCGGGGGTGATGAACAGGTGGTCAGGGTGTTCTTCGGCTAGGGGGTAGGCGTCTTCCTCGTGGTAGTGGGTGTGCGTGTACACAATCGCGTCAGTTCTGTACAGATCGTTTCGTTCTGCTGCGCGGTTGACGGCGACGACGATCTTGCCCCTGTAGAAGTCCCGATCGATGTGGCCGGATGTCGGGCCTGAGGCGAGGACGTAGATGTCCGCGTCGCGGTGTCGGTCGTGTAGCTCGTCGAGGTTCATGACTGTCCTGGGGGGCACGGCTTGGGTGGGTAGTGCCAATGGTGCGCGCCTTGTCCGTGCCGGTACGCGGTCCAGAAGGCGCGGTCTTGGTAGTAGCGGTTCCACTTGTGGATCGGCTCGGCGCGTAGCTGCTTGATCTCGTCGCGCAGCGGTGAGCCTTTGGGTTCTTCGTCGAGCATCATCCACACGAGGCTGTCGCGCCATTGGGAGTCGAGGAACTGGTATGCGCCTCGGGCTGTGCTGGTCTTGTTGGCGGCTCGGTAGTTGCCGTGGGATTCGCGTTTGACGATGCAGCGGCGGGTGCCTTCGTGCTTCTGGTTGTACCACTTGCCTCGGTACAGGCTGGCCTCGATGCCGTGCATGTCGGTGGCGAGGCGTTCGAGTCGGGTCATGCCGTCGGTGGGGACGGCGGTCAGTGTCAGGGTCAGGGCGAGGATGGTGCTCACGATCATGGGTCTCCAATGCCAGAGGGTCAGGTCAGGCGTTGGTCATAGGCGGCTCCGGTAGGCGTGTGAACTCGTGCGCGTTCTCGTTGTCGATAGGACAGGCGACGTCGCCGTTGGACCAATCGAGGGGCGACCAGACTGCAAAGTTGTGGTAGACCTGCGTGATCGTTCCGACAACGCCATTCCTTGTGACTCGATTCTCATAGACCAGATCACGGACGAGGTCGTCGTAGTGAGTCATGGCTTGTCCTTCTTTGTGGTCTCGGCTTGGACGCGGGCGCGTTCGTCTTTGCGGACGAGGCGGATGATCGAGCACCAGTTGCAGCCGGTGGAGTCCTCGTGCTTGAGGCCCGGCATGCACAGGGGATCGTGTGGTTTAGGTGGGTCTGTGTCGGGGATGGTGAGGTCGCTCATGCCGCCCGGTATGCCGTGGGTGACTTCGAGGTACGCCTTCACGTACTCGTGCGGGAATGTGCCGTCGCTGGTCATCTAGTCCTCCCAGGAGTTCTTGACCCAGCCGTCCTCGCGGGCCTGCGCTGGATGCTCCGTAACCCAGGTGTGGCAGGGGCGGCACAGCACGGCGAGGTTGTCCCTGTCATGGATGGAGCCTCCTCGAGCTCGGGTCTTGATCTCGTGCACGTCGGAAGCTGCGCGTTGACCGCAGCGTTGGCACGGCGGGTTACCGGCCAGGAGCTCGGCGACGAGGGGCCGACGCGAGGTGCGGTATTCGCGTTCGCGGCGTTTGCTTCGTGGCCGTAGTGGGCTGCGCTTCATAGTGCGCCAGCCGGTAGTGCATGTCCCAGTCTGCGGCGGGGCTGTCGGATTCGGCAGCCGCGCCACAGATTAGGCAGCGGTATGAGCCCACTAGAACGGGGCCTCGTCGAGTCCGTCGTGTGCGCCTGCAGTCGACCAGGGGTCGTCGTTGCTGGCATACGTGGCCTCCTGTCGGTCGACGCGCCGCGAGGTGGCGGCGTGCCGCTTCAGGTCTAGGGCGATCGAGTCCGCGTCGACTTCGGTGATCGACTTCGTCTCGCCGTCCTTCTCGTACTTTCTGGTCCTCAAGCGTCCGGTGACGGTCACGGTGTCGCCTTTGCGCAGCGACTCGGTGACGTTCTCGGCGACTTGCCGCCAGGCGGTGATGTTGAGGAACGTGGGTTCGCCTTCTTCCCATTGGCCGGCGTCGTTCTTGCGGGCGTCGTTGCAGGCGATGGACAGGTTCGCTCGGGCTACGCCTGACTGGGTGAAGCTGAGGTCGGGGTCGCGGGTGAGGTTGCCGGTTGCGGTGATGCGGGGGAGTGCCATGTGTGTTTCCTTTCGTGTGGGGTGTTGCAGTTGTCGATCATCCATGCCCCGCATGTGGGGCAGCGGGTCGGGGTGGTCATTCGGTCCTCGTCGTGATCGACAAGGCGCGAATGTCTGTGCGGGTGGCGTTGCGGTAGCGGCGTCGTCCGACGCGGCGTGCTTCGGTGGTCCAGCCTCCCCAGATGCCGTAGTGCTGGTCCCAGCCTTCTTCGAGGCAGTAGGGCCTGACGGGGCAGGTAGCGCACGCGGCGAGGGCGATCTGTGTGTTGCGCTGCGGGTCGTGTGGCTTTGGGAAGAACGCCTCGGGGTCGATCTCGCGGCACACTGCGTGCTCGCGCCAGTCCTCGGGTGGTTCGCAGGTGGGACAGGCGATCGTGCCGGGGATAGCTGGGTGGCCGCAGACGGGGGCGGGTAATGGTGCGAGTCGCATCATGCGTACCCCGCGTCTCGGAGTAGCTGCGCCGCTACCGCGAGCGGCATCACGACGGGCCACTCGGCGACCCTAGCGGGCCCGTAACCGTCGGGGCGTATGACTGCGATCGGGACGATGCCGTCTGCGCAGCGCGTGGCCTGCTGCCGGATCGTGCCGGTGAGGTCGAGGTCGCGTCGGGCTTTCACTTCGACGTCGACCCCGATCAGTCCGGTGATGTCGGTGCCTTGCCTGCCGGCCCCGGTGGGTTCGGCGTAGGGCCAGCCGTTCGCGCGCAGGTACTCGGCGACGATGCGTTGCGACGCGTAGCCGCGGTGCTTCCTGTGTTGGCTCACGACGCCTCCGGGAAGTCCCAGGACGTTTCGGCGTCGAGTCGTTCGAGGATTTCGTCGTGGCGTTCGGCTTCCCACTTGTCCTTGGCAGCGGTGCGGTAGCCGGTCCAGAAGCCGAGCATCATGCCGAGCAGGAGCGCGTTCACTCCGCCGATGAGTAGCCCGAGGCCGAGGCCGATCCAGAAGGTCATGACAGGCCCTCGATCCATCCGGCGATGCCGAGGACGATTAGGAAGGCGAGCAGGCTGCCCCAGCTGATGACGCGCCAGCCGCGTTCGGTGAGTCGCAGGGTGTTCATGAGTTCACCGCCTCGAGCTCGTTCTTGCGTTGCAGGTAGACGGTGCGCAAGTGGTCACGCTGCGCTGCGCTCATGTCCTGCTTGCCGGCTCGTTCACCGACGGTCGTCAGGACCTGCACGGTGGGGGCGGCGAGCATGGCCTGCTCGATCGCCTGCAGGGTCTCGGCAGGTAGGTCGCCGGCGGTGCGGTCGGCCTTGCCCATCTCCTCACGGCTCGGGCGTGCGCCCTTCGGCGACAGGCCCAGGTTCGCGAGTGCGCGTCCTACTGCTGACGTCTCCGCGTTCTCGAGTGCGCTGGTCTTGTTGACCGGGCTCGAGCCGACGCGTTCCTCGGCGTAGCCCGTCGCGGACGGTGCCTCGTTGTCGTAGTGGACGTACGCGTAGGCCTTGACGATGAACCGCGTCTCGTCGTGGAACACGAGCTCGGTGTGGATGCGGCCTTCGGGATACTCGGTCCAGTAACGGTGCAGCCGGTCGTCGACGGTCTCGTAGTCGTTGGGGTTCCATGCGGGCATGTGGTGCTCCTAGAAGGTTGGGTCGGGTGTGTACGGGTACTTGCCTGGATGCTTGCGCCGGTAGAACTCACCGATCCAGGCCTTCATGTGCTTCTCGCGGCGTTCCTCGATGGCGCGCATCGCTTCGTCGGTGGCGCGGGCGTCCCTGCGCGACTCCAAGACGGTGATGCCCCAGTGCGCAGCCCACTTCGACAGCTGCGTCTCGTCGACGTATCCGTCGCCGTACAACCCGGCTAGGTCTACGCCTTCGAAGGTGGCGAGCTCCTGCAGGGCGTGCATCTGGCGCATGGTCGCCTTGTCGCGGCGGGCGATCTCCCACTGCACGGTCGTCGGTTCCGGGACGTTGCCCGGTTCCATCGGCGTCATGTCGTCACCACGCACTCGGCGGGCTTCGCGTGGAGCTTGTGGCACTTGGCGCACAGTCGGTACACGAGCGCGTCTTCCTCGTCGTCGTCGGGTCGTGGCGTGTCGATCGCGAGGAGGGCTCGCAGGTCGCGTAGTGCTCGCTGGACGGCGTACTCGTTGCCGTGCTCGTATGCCGTGGCAAGGGCCAGCAGTGCGACGGGCAGGGTGTCGGAGTCGACGTAGTCCTTGGCGATTCGGATCAGCAGGCGGTCTACGTCTGCGTTGGGCATCAGTGTCATTGGGGGTTTCCTATCGGGTGAGTGTGACGTTGTGGGTGGGAGCGGGGCGCAGGTCTGCCTCGCCCGGAAGGGAGGGGGTCATGGGTCAGCCTTCGCTGGTTGGGGGTTGCGTTGACGCCCCGCTCCGCTTGGACCGGCCCGGCGCGAGGATGGGGGTGTCACTCGCGCCGGCCCGGAGTCTCAGTTGGGGACGCAGTGGGCAGTCAGGGCGTCGGCGTAGACCTGCGTCATGCTGCGCGGGTCTTCGTCGTTGTTGAGCCAGGCCTCGAGGACCGCGTCGAGCGACGGGTAGCGGTCGTCGAGCACCTGGTAGAGGCCTGCGCGCACGATCTTGTTCGCCTCGGCGGTGCCGCCACGGGTGGCGAGCTCCTGGTAGCTCAGGCCCGCAAGGACCTCGTCGATGCGGACAATCGCCTCCATGATCTCGCTGTCCGACAGTGGTGCAGCTGCTTGCGCGATGCTGTTGACGGTGGTGTTCATTGCTTGTTCCTTCCGTTAGCGGGTGACTCGGACTTTGGATACGGGGATGCCGTGTTCGGCGGCGTAGGCGCGCTTGGCTTCGGTGAGGGCCTTGCGGCGGTCGTACTCGTCGGCCTTGCGAACGAGGTGGGCGATCACGTTGCCCATCGCTCGGGCGATCGGCTCGTCGGGGCTGTCCGCCTGGAAGGTCGAGAGCCATTCGATGGCCGTGTAGTAGTCGGCGGAGTCGGGTGCGGTGGGGGTTATCGCGCCGGCGTGCAGGTAGGCGTCGATGCTGTCCTCCATCGAGGTGGTGCGGGTGTGCCATTCGAAGCTGCTCATCGTGGTCCCTTCCCGGTCGGTGTTGCTTACATGGGCAACACTAGCGGCTTCGGGGTGCGTGTCTAGGTATTTCCATGCGCTGTTACCAAATCGTTATCAACTCCGCCGCAGGGTCTTTTGCCGGTGGCACCAGGTACACAGGGCCCGCAGGTTGTCCCGCCGGTTGAGGACCTGTAGCTCGGCCTCCGACCTGGCCGTGGATAGGGGCACGATGTGGTCGACCTCGAGCTTGGCCTGCCTGCCGCACCGCTCACAGCGGCCCGCCGCGCGCTTCACCACCGCGGCCCGCTCCCGGTAGTAGGCGGGGTCCCGGTAGCCCTTGCGCCACGGCTGCCGTTCCAGGCGCGTCGCCTCGTCCTTCGGGCCCAGGATCGGGTCGTGCTCTGGGCAGTACGACTTCGCGGATGGCCGGCCGCAGGTCCGGCAGGCGACGGGGTTCGCGTAGTGCTGCCCCATGTGGTCGGCGCACCTGGGCTCGCCGGTGGTGACCCTCTTGCCGCAGACGGTGCACGCGCGTGGCAGGCCTGGCATCTACTGCCGCTTGAGGTCGACGACGTTGGCTGCGCGCCGGGCCCTGGATGCTTCCTGCCTGGCGGCGTCGAGGTCGCGGCGTGCAGCTGCACGGTCGGCTTCCAGGCGGTGGGCGCGGGCTAGCTCCCGCCAGTGGCAGACCTCGCACAACCCGGTCGTTGATCGCTCCTGTGGGCGTTCACTGCACGCCGGGCACAGGGGCTTCGGTCGGCCGTGGATGCGTTCGCGGACCTTTGCTTCGAGGGTGGCCATGTCGACCTGCCCGTCGAGGACCTGTTGACGTAGCTGCTCGAGGCGTTCGATCGGCACGCCGGCGCGTACCTGCTCGGCCCACCTGACGCGGCCGGGCTGCCCGAGGATGATGCCGCGCCTCTCGCCTGGCTTGCGGAGGCTGATGCGGTGACGTTGCGCTTGCCGCTTCACCGAGGGCAGGGACCGGTTCAGTACCTGGGCGATGTATTCCGCGCCGTGGTGCGCGTTCTGCCGCAGGATCGCGAGCTCCTGGGAGGTCCACTCCTTCACGACTGCACCTCCGTCCGCCGCGTGAACTCGAGAATCTTCGCGCGCACCTCCGGCGGCATCGGCACGCCTTTCGCGGCTTCCATCTCCCGCGCCTCGAGCGCCAGCTTGTCGGCTTGTTCGCGGCTGTACGCCCTCCACCGCTCGTTCAGGTGTGCCGGCATGATCGAGTCGGTCGACTCCTGGTAGTGGGCGACGACTGACCTGATCGCGTAGTCGACGGTCATCTCGGGGCGCAGGGCTTGCGCCCACGCCATCGACCGGGCGTCAGCGTCCGCGTCGCTGGGTGGCCTGTGACGTTGATCGAAGGTCGCGGCGACGGCGAGGACTTTCGAGGCGTCGTCAGGGTTCATGAGTGTTCTCCTAGTGCGGCGATGGCGAGGTTGCTGGTCCTGCTGTCGAGGCGTTGGGAGGCCTCGAGGTACATCTGTGTCCCTGACTTGCGGCGGGTTCGGTAGTTGACGCCTTCGAGCTCGATGCGCAGCGCGTCGGTGGTGACCGGTCGGTTGTCTTCGGCCATGCGCGTGAGCGCGTCGATGATCTGCTCGTCGCTGTATCTGCCGGTGCGGACTGCTTTGCGGACGATGCCGGCGATCGCGGGGAAGTTCGACAGGGGCACCTGGTCGGTGTAGGTGCGGGTGAGGGCGTTGACTCGCTGCCCTTCCGTTGCCTGCGCGTCCGCTACTGCGGGCGCGGCAAAGGACGGTTCTGTCATGGATGGTTCTAAGGGATGGTTAGGGGTTAGGCGGGTGACCCCCGTGGCGTCGAAAAGTGACCCCCGTTCGGTCTGTTTCTGACCCCCGTCATCGCGGGGGTCACTCCACTGACCCCCGTCGATTTGTCGGTGTTTCGTCGACCCGTCGCAGTCCTGCGGGCAGGACACCAGGACCGTGTACCGGTTCGGTCGTCGATCGGCGCGCGTGTCGGAGTTGCCGCCGGCCTGAATGTCGACGCGTAGCTCGCCCATCGCGACGAGTTCCTGGATTGCCTGCTTGACCTTGCTCCTGGAGCACGCCCCGTATCGGCCGAGCGTCTCGATCGTGGGCCAGGCCCCACCGTCGCCGTCGTGGTTCGCGATCCCTAGCAGGATCAGTTTGTTGGTGCCTCGTGCTCTGCTGTGATGCAGGACGGCGGCCATCGCTTCGATGCTCATGTTGCTGTCGGACGAGCCCCGTAAACTCGGAGCTGCCCTACCTCCGTTTCAGGTAGTGCCATGCCCCAGGGCCCTTGCCGGTCGCTGGGGCTTTCCAATGAACCGAACGTAATGCACCAGTCACAGCGACCGATCGGCGAGGTCCCACACGGTGCAGGACCGGCCCGACTTCGTGCGGCCCTTCTCACCCGTGTCCACGATCCGACCCAGGTCCACGAGCTCGGCGCGCCTGCTTCGCAGACCGGACGGGGACACCTGGGGCCAGTCGAAGAGCTGCGCCAGGTTGAAGTAGTACGCGGCGATCTCCTCGTCGGTGGCGGGCCCGTACCGGTCGAGGACCTCGACGATGCGGTCGTGGGTCACGGTCTGGTTGCGCACCGACTTGGCTGCGGCGTGGGATGTGCCGCGGTCGGTTAGGCGTGCGCGCGGCTCCGGGATGATGGCGCGGCCTTGCTCGTCGACGTCGAATAGGGTCGGGCTCATACGCTGACCATTTCGTGCTCGCCGTTGAGCCAGATCGACAGGGCCTCGGTCGCGACCTGCCGGTTGTGCTCGTCGAGGAAGGTGAGCTCGCCGACGTAGCATCCGCCGGAGCCTTGTGCGATGGCGCGGGCCAGGTCGATCAGGACTCGCTCGCCGCTGGACCATGCCCAGTCGTCGCCGAGTAGCTCGGTGTTGAGGCAGTTGCGGTCCCGGTCGAGGGCGGGGCCTGCTTTCGGGTGGTCGTGGAGTTCGCTGAACGTCCACAGGTAGCGGAGTGCGGCTCCGCTTCGGTTGCCGAGTTGGATCATGGTCGGACTCCTCCGGTGTTGTTCTCGAGCCAGGCGGTCAGGCTCGCGATGGGGATGCGGATGCGGCTGCCGATCCGTACGTGTGGGAAGTCGTCGTCGCGGATCAGGTCGTAGAGGGTGTTCTTGCTGAGCCCGAGGGCTTTGGCGGCCTCCGGGACGGTGAGGACGAGGCGGTCGCTCATGCAGCCCCCTGGATGCGGGTGATCGCGTCGGGCTTGAGCCCGAGGGCTGCGGCGATCTTGCGGACGCTCGAGGGTCGGGCTGGGCTGCCGGCCTCGAGGCGGGCGATCGTCTCCCGTCGGACCCCTGCTGCCCGAGCGAGCTCGGACTGCGTCATGCACGCTTCTAGGCGGGCGCGCTTGAGGGCTTCGGGGACGACTGCGAGTTCCATGAGGTGGTGCTCCTTGCTGCTCGGGGGTACGTGGCGCGTACCTGGGGTACGTTTGAGGTGACCGTACTACGGGTCTTGAGTGAGGGCTACGCGACACGCCGTAGGGCTACGTGCTACGTTCATGCGCGATGACCAGCACAGAGTCACGACGGAGCAGCACAGAAGTCGCCGCAGGATGCAGAGGATTTCTTCTATGACCGACGGTCCTCTGATCGACCTGGCCGTGTTCGGCCGACACCTACGAGCCGCGCGCATCCTCGCCGGCTACGACAACGTCGCCCCAGCCGCCGCCCACATCACCGAATGCACCGGGGTCCACGTAACCGAGCGCATACTCGGGGCGATCGAACGCGGCGACCAGATGCCCACCCTCGAGCAGTTCCTCGCCATCGGATACTGCCTCCGGCCCCCCGGTGGCGGAGCGTTCTGGGCCCCTGCCCTGCGCCCCGACATCGCGGCAGGCTGGGTCGAGGAGCTCGACGAACAGGAGGTCCGCAGACATGGCAAGCCTGCAGCACCGCCCGGACCGCTCTAAGCCGTGGCGGGTCCGGTGGCGTGACGCCCAGGGGCACGGCCAGTCGAAGGCGTTCGCCCGGAAGCGGGACGCCCTGACGTACCTGCACGACCTGGAGGTGCGCCTCGATCGCGGGCAGGCTGTGCGCCGAGACGCGGGCCGGGCAGGGTTCGGGGAACTCGCCGAGCAGTGGCTGGCGAACAAGGCCACCGCCGGACGCAAGCCGTCCACCGTCGCCGGGTACCGGTCGATCCTTGACCACCTGGTGCTGCCGGAGTTCGGGCGGGAACCGGTCGGGGCGATCACGTACGCGCGGCTCACCGCGTGGGCGTCGACGCTCGAGCACCTGTCCGGGTCTCGACGTAGGCACGCGATCGGTGTCGTCGCCGGCGTCCTGGACCTGGCGATCAGGGTCGGGGAGATCGACAGCAACCCGGCGCGCCTCCTGGACATGCCGCGGGCCACACCTCGACGCCGGCACCGGTACCTCGACCACCGGAAGCTGCACACCCTGGCCGACGCGTGCGGCGACCACCGCGCCCTCGTCCTGCTGCTCGGGTACTGCGGGCTGCGCTGGGGTGAGGCGGTCGCACTGCGCGGAACGGACGTCGACCGGAGGCGGGGGCTGATTCACGTCGACCGGGCGCAGTCGGAGGTCCGGGGACGGCTGACCTACGTCGCGCCGAAGACCCACCAGCGGCGGGACGTGCCCGTGCCGGACCTGGTCCTCGACCTACTGCCGGACACCGGCGAGGGCCTTACCTTCACCGCGGCCCGTGGAGGCCCACTGAGGCACCGAAACTTCGTCAGGGATACATGGGACCCCGCGACCACTTCTAGCGGCTTGACGGGCCTCAGATTGCACGAGCTGCGGCACACCGCCGCGAGCCTCGCCAGGGCAGCCGGTGCGGACGCGTTCGTCGTAGCTCGCATGCTCGGCCACGGGGACGCCTCGATCACTGCCCGCACCTACGCAGACCTGTTCGACGTGGAGCTCGAGGTCATGCGCCGGCGGATGGATGCTGCAGCGGCCGCCGCGTTGGGTCACACTGGGGCCACACCAGAACGTGAAACTGGGGGACATTGGGGGACGCGGAGGGACGTAGGGTAGATGCGAAGCCGCAGGTAAATGTGACTTTGCGCAGTTCGGGGCGGTAGCTCAGTCGGTCAGAGCAGCGGACTCATAATCTGTTGGTTCCAGGTTCGAGCCCTGGCCGCCCCACCATAGAACCCGCAGGTCAAGGGGCTAGTCCCGTCTCATACACGGGACCCGCCCCGGTCATTGGGTCACGCCTGGGTCACGCCAGGATCAGAACAGGCCCGTCCGTGCGCCGAGCGCGTCGAGCCGTTGGATGCCGTTCTGCTTCGGGGCCTGCGCCATCCACAACTGCCACGCCTTCGACAGGGCGGGCGTCCACTTGCCGTTGTAGACCGGACGCCTACGAAACAGACCGACGCGGGCGAGGGCCTTCTTCAGGAGCTTGATGCGGTACGGGTCGCCGCCGAGCTTCAGGTCCTCCGTCTTGATGACGCGGCCGTCCGAGTGCAGATGCATCGCGGCGATCGCCTTCTTCACCGAGGCAGGGCTCGTGCCCTTCACGAGCTCGAAGTGCATCTCGTCCGTGTAGGGCATACGGAACCAGCCGCCCCACCGGAACTGCCCCCGGCAGGCTTTGAGGATCGCCTCGGTCGCCTTGCGCTGCGCCGGCGTCATGTTCGCCCGGCCCATCGGGTACTTGGTGGCGTTCAGGTCGACGGCGGTCGCGGAGGCGTGGCAGGACAGGGAGTCGGCTGCGCGGGCCTTGCGGTAGTTGAACGACCAGTCGTCGAGGATGCCCTTGTCGATCTGGTCGACCTCGGCGTCGAAGCGGCGGATGAGGTACGCGAACAGGGGCTGCGCGACGCGGACGATGATGAAGCCTCGGCCGGCGACCTCGAACCTGGAAGCGTTGAGTTTGCGATAGTCCGGGTCGGCTTCCCAGCCGTTGTAGCTGCGAGTCATGTCGGGGGACCTCCTGCAGGGATCGCTTGTCCCTGCCAGGGTCACCCCCCGGTCACGCGTGATCGGTCTCGATCAGCTTCGTCAGCAGGTCCCGCACGACGCGGACCTCAGCCTGTGTCTCGCCCTGGCACTTCTCGACGCGCGCCAGCTTGTCGGCCAGGCTCGAGCCTCCGTTCGGCCACAGCTGGTGCTCGACGCGCGACAGGCGATCGGAGACCGTGCGGCCTTCCTTGTCCACACCCAAGGCAGCATCGATCCGGTGCGCGACCTTGTAGACCTTGATGCCTGCGCCGATGATGACGCCGACCGCGACGATGATCGCCGCGACCGCTAGTACCTGCTCAGTCCATGTCACCGTCGATCAGCCCATCGCTATTCCGCCCGAACCTCGTATCGCTGGGGTCGAGGGCGGTGATGATGATGGGGAGGATCGCTGCGAGTCCGGCCGCGAGCCAGGTGCGGAGGTCTTGCATGTCGACGGCGAACACGTCCGCACCGTCAGCCAGGAACAAGCCGAGCACGACTGCGGCGAACACCTTCGCGTAGGACTTGAGGACGGACTGCCACCTGTCACTCACTGGTGTCGCCTCCCTCGGTCAGGTTCGGGTACATGACCGCGATCATCGCATCGGTGAAGCCGAGGCTCTTGGCGTGTGCGATGGCGGCGACGCGTGCTGCCTTTGACGCCGCATCTAGTTCTGCTTGCGCTAGCGCGGCGGCTACAGCTGCGGCTTGATCCGCTCCTGCTTGTGCGGCTTCTTCAGTAGTGGGTTCGCGGGTGATTACTTCGCCTGTGTCGGCCCAGATTTCCATGATTTTCATTTGTCAGTCCTCGTATCCGTAGACGCGCACAGTGCCCGTGAATGTTCCTGCTGCTAGTAGGGTGAAACCGTCATACGAAGTCGTGTCATCTAAGACACCAAAAACGTTAGCGACACGATCACCTCCACTGCCCACAGAGACAGTTTGACCAACAAACCTCGTTTTTTCGCCGTTATGTGGACTGAAAATGTCAATGGTGGTAGCGCCGCTGCCATCAAAGGCTGCACCGAAGTATCCAGAGCTCTGAGATCCGGCAATGTCTTTTTGCAGGGCTATACTTGCTCCAGCAACGATGATGCCGCGATAGTATCCGCTGCTAGTATCAGTTCCACTAGCGCGCAAACGAATAACGTCAAAAGCACCTGTTGATCCGCTAAGACTTCCTACCGCATCAACTGTAATTTTGTAGTGATCGTAAGTGCTGGTAAAACAGTTATTCACACTAACACCTGAAACCGCACTAAATGACTGCGACGTGATCAACACCAGCCCTCCGCCGTCCGGCGTTGCCCACTTCACGCCAGCGGCCTCGGCGGAGTCGGCAGTTAGCACCTGCCCGTTCGTTCCTACACCGAGACGATCGATCGTGTCCGCGGCGGATGCGACAAGCAGGTCACCCTTCGCGTCCGCTAGCGTCTCGGCTATGTAGTCGTCGAGCTCAGTGTCCACGGCTTCGGCGAGTGCCTGCATATCCCCAGGCACATCCACGGGATCACTGTTTGAGGGGTAGGGGAGCCCCTTGGTGGTGTTCGGCATGGCGTAATACTCCCTTCTGGGTCACAGGCTTCACGGCCCGATGTAGATCAAACTGAGCGTCGGAGTCTTGTCCGTTTCACGGTTGAGGTCGATCGCGTTGCCGGCGTTGTGCCGGACCACGAGCTCGATGTATTCGCCCTTCGCGAGGGTGAACGCTGGCGTCGCGACGGTCATGTCGGTCGGGGAGCCTGACGCGGCGGACAGGACCTTCACGTAGCCGAGGATGTCGGTGCCGTTCTTGCGCACCCACGCCTGCCGGAACCCGTCCGTGTCGCCGGCGAACTGCACGTACGCGGTCGCCTGGTAGCGGCCCGTGATCGGCGCGGACACATAGGTCGGGGAGCCGGACGCCCAGCAGCCCCACGCGTCCGAGTTGACGCCCTCCCACGTGACAGCGGTCTCGGTCGTGTTCGCGATCGACAGGGCCGAGGTGCGGTGCACTCGTGGTGCCAGCGTCAGGTCCTCCGCGGCCATGTGATCGACCGCGAACAAGTCACGGCCGTCGGTGAGCAGGAACGCGACCTTGCCGGGGCATGGAGTCATCGACGCGGCGTACTGGACACCGGACACGGACCCGCCGCCGACGTTGACCGTCAGCGTCCGATCTGTTTCCACCGACTCGACAGTGCCGAACCGTACCCGCACCTGATGCGGCTCGGTGCGCAGCGTGTCAGCGACACGGAATAAGTCCGCCATCACGCCACCTCCTCAGCGAACCCAGTGCCGCCCAGGGAGCGGACGGTACGGGCGACCGCGGACATCGTCGCGGTCGGGGCGAGCGGGATCGTCAACCGGTCGAGGACCATGAGCCGGTCGACCTTCGTGTCGGCGTTTACGACCTGCACCACGTCCCCCACGTCGAGGGACGGGTCGACGATCTGGGTCCAGTCGACGGCTTCCTCCGCTCCGAGAGCCTTCGCGAGGATCGACTCGGCGGCGGCCTGTGCCATGTCGTCGGACGTGAGCAGGGGGCTCGAGTAGAACCTGGGCACCTCGCCGAACGGTCCGTACCGATACGTCGGGGAGTCAGGGTCCTCGTCCCACGCCTCGCCGCGGAACGTCGCCGACGCGCCGGACCCTTCACCGTTGGCGATGACGCCGTTGTATGTCTTGTCGACGCTGAGCTGCCTGGACAAGGTCAGCACCATCGCTTCTTCGTTCTCCAGGTACACGGCGTCCGGGGTGGCGTTCTCGTAGTTCCGCACAGGGATCAGTCGGGCGACGCCTTCTCCGTCGAAGAACAGCTCCATGCCGGCGGCGGTCGCCAGGTCGGTCGCGTCCTTCCACGGGTTGTTGTCTGTCTCCAGGCCGAACACGGCCCGGTTGATGGTCTTGTCGGTGGCGGTGAAGTCCACGGTGACGTCCTGCCAGCGGTCCTCGAGGACGTCCTGGATCGCGTCGCCGGCGTTGCCTGCCGCGGCCGTGTACGGCTCCGTCCATCGTGCGCGGGAGAACCGTAGCGAACGGTCCGAGCCCTGCACGGCGACCTTCGCACCGGCACCGTCGACGGTGACGTCGACCTTCGTGATGACGAACACGCCGAGCGGCACGAGCTCCTCGACCTGCTCGATCGTGAACCCGCCACCCATCGCCGCGTACGAGTCGTACTCCGCAGCGAGGTCCGTGTACGTGCCGACTGCGGCGAGGTCGGAGTAGTCGTCCTCGACGCGCCGGCTCAATTCGACACCGCGCCACAGGCGCAGCTCGTTACCGAACGGGGCCAGCACCGACAGTGCCGTGTCCGGGACGATGCCGGAGTCCACCAGCACGGACCCGTCATTCAGGGGGGCGGCCAGCGTGCCGTACGTGCCGACGGCTGCGAGGTCCGTGTAGGTGGCGTACGCGATGTTCAGTTCCGCGTACGTGCCGGCCTGCCGGTCCAGCACCAGCACCGGGTCAGGAGCGGCGACAGTCAGCGAGCAAGTGCGCCGAACACCCCTGCGCGCGTCAACCTCCACCGAACCGTCCAGCGGCTCGAGCTCGAGCAGGCGCGTGTCACCACGCCACACCTCGGCACGCACGACCGACCGGTGGGACTGCCGGATCGCTTCCTTGAACGCTGTGGACACGGGGTACACGTCAGGACCCCGACACCTCGACGTAGCCTGCCTGCGCGAGTCGGCGCAGCGCAGTCGCGCCTCCCGTCGTCTCGAAGGAGCGGGAGGTGATGCGCACGTACTTGTCGCCACCGAACGGGTCCTGCACGAGGATGACGCCCTGGTGCCGAAGCAGCGCGTACACGCCGTCCCACTCGCTGTCCCCGGTGGTGGCGACCTTGTAGCTGCCGTCCCTGCCGTAGATGGACCCGGCGACGACGAGCGCGGTCGAGCGGCCCTTCGGACGGAACACACCAAGGTCCTCCTCGACCTGCTCGGTCAACGAGTCCAGGACGCGCACGTTGCCGCGGTTCAGTGACGGGGCTGCGACGGCCTTCCACCACCACGTGCCGTCGTTGGTGACTGTCACGGACGCGCTCGAGGACCAGTCCGAGGCGACCTCGTTGGTGCCTTGGGTGCCGATCGCTCGGGCCCGGTAGTAGACGGTGCCGCCGCGGGGGGCTTCGTAGTCGTAGATCGCGGCGAGGTACGTCGAGTTCGGGGGCAGGTCGGACGCGTCACGCACCGCCACCCACGTGAGCTCGTCGGTGGACCGCTCTATGGCGAACACCTGCGAGTCGAACACTCCAGGGGACGCGCCGACCGCGTCGAGCGCGACACGGTTGAACGTCGCGTCGAACGTCGCAGACACGCTCGGCGTGGTAGGTGGCGTGAGTGCGATCGTAAAAGACTCAAAGTCCCACGCGGACCAGAACGGGGAACCGTTCACGTCCTTCGCGACACGCACGTAGGCGCGGTGCGCCCCGTTGATGAGATACGCGCCGACCGTCACCGACGTGTCGCTGCCGTTGACCTCACCGGAGTTCCACGCCGGTGTCGTCTCGTCGGGGTTGAACCCGGAGGCCGTGTATTGGGCCTCGGTGAACACCTTCACCTGGTAGTAGGACTGGGCGTCGCCGTCCGTGTCGGAAAACTCCCACGCCACCTCAGGCACCGACGTGTCGGTCACGGACCCCGACGGGCTCGTCACCGACGCGGAAGGCTGCGACGCCAGGTCGACGTCGACGTACAGCTCGTACACGAACCCGCGAGCACCGTCTCCCTTGTAGTCGGTGACCTGCACGCGCACCGAGTCGACGCGGTCCTGATCCCATGCCGCACCATCGGGTGCCGCCGCATAGTAGGGACCGACGTACTCGCCGAGCGTGTTGACGCCCCGCATGTTGTAGGACGGGCCGTAGTAGGTCGTGGAGCCGACCTTCACGCCGAGCTGGAACGCCAGCCTCGACGTCGACTCTGGGGTGCGGGCCCTGGTGCGCAAGCGGACACGCCGCACCCGCTCGCTCGAAGCGACGGAGAACGTGCCGAAGTTCAGCGCGATCGACGCGGTCGGGTCGTTGGTCTTGCGGATGTACGTCGTGTCGCTGTTGTCAGCAGTCGCGGACGCTGCGTTCGGCGCGCCACCGTTGACGGTGTACGCCCCCGCACCGGAGGGCACACCATCAGGGCGCACAGTCGTGACGGTCATAGTGCCTGCAACTCCCTCACCAGTCGATCGAACGCGGCGTCGACAGCCGACTGCACGTCCTCACCCTGCCCGCCGTTGACGACCACCTGAACCGCGCCAGGAGCGACGGTGACACCACCGCGGCCGAGTTGATTGTTCGGAACGATGGTGCCGGACACGCGCGGCACGAACAGCTCGGGCCCGATCTCGCCGACGATGTACGGCTTGCCCGCAGTGACGGGGCCACCTGCTGCCTTGCCTGGAATCTTGGTCACGATCTCCGTGATGTTCTTGGTCACCGACACGTCGATCTGCACGGCGCGCTTCGCGTCAGCGGCGAGACTGTCCATGACGCCCATGAGCTCTTTGCGGCCTGGGCCACCCTTGCCGAACTGCTCCTTGAAGCCAGCGAGGGTGTCCTGCGCCGTCTTGCGACCAGCCCCGAAGAAGTTCGTCGCGGCCAGCAGTCCGACCTCGTCTGCGGCGTCCTGCGTCGTCTGGACGAGTTCGTTGGTCTCCTTGATCGTCGTCGCACCGCCAGCGATCAGGTCGTTCGCGATCGCGGTACCAGCGGTCGCACCGGCGGCGAGTACCTGCTGGATCGCTTCCTTGGACAGGCCCATCATCACGAGGGTCTTGATGCGGTCAGCGAACGTGGTCGCCTGCTCCGCTTGCGAAGTCAACGCCTCGAGGAACGTGATACCGGACGCCTTGGCTGCCTCGTACGCTTCACCGAACGAGAACGCCTGCGTGATGCTGGAGACGACGCTGTCCTTGAACGACGTGAACTCTTGCTTCGCGGTTTCGAGCTTCTGCTTCAGCAGGTCGATCTGCTGCGACACGGTCTTGTTCAGTGCGTCGGCGAACGAGTCGCGCGCGGCCTGCTCGACCTCGGGCTTGCCGGACGACACGCCATTCACGAAGCCCTGGATGACGTTCTTGCCGAACCCGAAGAAGACCTTCGACGGGGACGAGATGCCCAGCGCGGCCTTGAACGGTCCCTCGATCCAATCGGGCACCAGGTCGAGGAAGAACTGTCCCATGTTGCGCAACAGGGAACCCGCGCCGTCGATGAGGCCTCGGATGATGTTCTTGCCTGTGTCGACCAGCCAGGTGCCGGCGTTACTGAACAGGCCTATGACCTTCTTCGGCAGCTGCGCGAAGAAGTCGATCGCGTCACCGATAGCCCTGCCGACGCCCTTCGCAAACTCGACGACCTGCTTGCCGCCCTCGATCAGCGCACCGCCGAAGTCGACGACCGCGCCGATGATGTCAATGACGACACCGATCGCGTTGCCGATGCCAGTGATGAGGACCTTCAGTGCGGTGCCCAATACGACGGACAGGATCGGGGCGAGGGTGTCGCCGACGAACTTCGCGACGGCGGAGAACGCCTTCTGTAGCGTCTCGATCTTGTCGCGGTTCTGGTCGAGCTTCTGCCTGATCGTGTCCACGGCTGCCTGGATGGCTGCCTTGATCGTGTTCCACACGGAGATGACCGCGTTGCGGAACGCCTCGGAGTTGTTCCACACGGCGATGACCGCAGCGACCAGCGCACCGATGACTGCGACGACCGCGAGGATGGGTCCGGCGATAGCGGCGGCGGCTGATCCGATCGCGGCCAAGCCACCCGCTGCGGTGATGCCACCGATCACGGTCATCATCGAACCGAGCGCGGTGACGAGCAGACCGACGACCACGAGCACGGGTCCGAGGGCTGCGGCAGCGATGCCGGCGATCGTGATGAACTGCTTCACGCCAGGGGACAGGGTCTGGAACTTGTCGACGAGTCCCTGGATGAACCCGGCGACCTTCTGAATCATTGGGGCGAGGACTTGCCCGATGCTGATCGCGGCAGTCTCGAGGCTGCCCTTGAGCTGCTCGAGCGCGCCGGCAGTTCCCGACATGCGCGCATCGGCGAGCTCCTGGGCGACGCCTTGCTTGTTGACCGCGCCGGCGAGGTTCTCGTAGCCGTCCGCGCCCTGCTGCAGCAGCACGTTCGCGGCGCGCATACCTTCCACACCGAACAGGTCCTTCATGACCTGGGTGCGTTCCTTGTCGGTCAGCCCACCGAGGTTCTTGTCGAGCTCCGCGATGATGTCCGTCATCGGACGCATCTGGCCCTGGGCGTCGAAGAACCGCAGCCCGTATTCCTTCATCGTCGCGGCACCCTTCTTCGTGGTGCCAGCCAGACCAAGGAAGAACCGGTTCAGCGATGTGCCTGCGGTCGTCGCGTCGATGCCCGCGTTGTTCATCGCCGCGAGTGCGGTGACCGTGTCGTTCAGTCCGATGCCGAACTGGTTCGCGGTGACGCCGACGTACTTCAAGCCGCCCGCGAGGTCCTCGACGCCTGCAGTCGATGCGACAGCCCCGGCCGCCAGTAGGTCCGCGATCTGCGCGGTCTGCGACGCCTCCAGGCCGAACGTGTTCATGCCCTGCGACACGATCTCCGCGGCACGCGCGAGGTCCATGCCCTCCGTCGCGGCCAGAGCCATCGTCGACGCCAGTGCACCGCCTTGGATGTCCGCAGCGGCCAGGCCACCCTTGGACAGTTCCAGCATCGCGTCGGCGGCCTCGCCAGCTGAGAACACGGTGTCCGCGCCCATCTGCAACGCCAGAGCCGACAACGACTCCATCTGCTTCGCGGACGCGCCGGAGTTGACCTGCAGCGAGTTCATCGACGTTTCGAACTTCGCCTGCGATGCGACAGCGGCCACGCCGATGCCGACGAGCGGCAGCGTCACGCCAAGCGTGAGGTCCTTGCCGGTGCTCGTGATGTTCCGGCCGACGGCCTTCATCGTCTCGCCGGTTACCTTCGCGAAGCCGGAGAAGCCACCGCCGGCCTTCTCGACCGCTGCCTTGAAGTCGTCGAGGTCGCGGATCGCGGTCCGTACACCTCGAGGGTTGTACTTAGTTTCTATCGGGATAATTACAGCCAACTCAGCGCACCACCCCTCCACTCAAGCCGGACGCGAGCCGCTGCGTGAACTCCTCCTCGGTCTTGCGCACCTCAGCGCGAACCTGCGCCAGCACGTCAGACTCGTGACGGTCCATCGCGTCCCACAGGAAGCGGCCAGGCCCGCCGAAGCGGTTCAGGCGACGCACGAGCTCCTCGCCCTGCGGGGTCCGTGCACTCGAGGCGAACTCCGCCATCGCGACCGCGCCGTTGTTCGAGATGAGTCGCACCACGGAGTCGTTGCCTGCGCGAGAGCTGCGGCCGCCGACCTTCACGGTGATGCCCTGCTTGCCGTTGCGGTACTTGCGGGCCAAGCCTGACGGCCTGCCGTACTTGTCCGTGATCGTGCCGAGAACGCTGGAGCGTGACTCTGCCTCGTTGCGAACCGGTTCCACCGCGCGCTTGACGCGAGAGTTCAACTTGCCGAGCAGTTCACGATCGAAGCCGTACAGCTGCTGCCGCAGATACCGGAACTCCTGAGGGTCGACGGACACGTCGACGGACGTCGCCACCTCGAGCCTCCTAACGCCCGGCCTGCTTGTTCAGCCGTTGCCTAAGCCTCGCCTGTCGGTCATGCTTCTCCTGCTCCTCCTTGCGTTCACGGAGTCGCAGCACCAACGCCTCGACGACGTCGAGAGGGGCGGCGAGGATGTCACCGATCGGCTGACCACTGGCGAGCGCAATGTCCGCCACCGCCAACGCGGTCGGTGTTACTCGTCGTTTCCCTGGCCGTCCAGGACGGGGGAGAGGTCTTCGATCTTCTTCGTGAACTCGTCGAAGGAGTCAGTCGTCTTCTGGTCGCGCTTCATCGCCGACCAAGCGAGGAACGCGAGCCACTTGGCGCGCTGCCGGGTCATCAGCTCGGACGCGTCGATGTCGAACTTGTCCTCGAGGGCGAGGATGTCCGCGTACACGGTGGACACGCGCTCGCGCGTCCCGTCGGTCAGACCGACTTCGAATGTGATCTTCACAGCGCACCGCCTTTGGGAGAGGTGGGGGATGAAGCGGGACGGTGACCCTCCCCCTTAGTCACCGTCCCGCCGTCTGCTAGTAGGACGCGACGTCGTTGATCAGCGTGGCCTTGAGGCCGACGCTGTTGGCGTCCTGCACCACCAGGCCAGCCAGTGACAAGGTCACGGGCCCGCCGGAGGGGTTGGCTTCGGGGAACTCAGTGGTGAACGCGCACTTGCCGGCTTCGAGCTTGAGGCTGTCGGTGCCGTTGGTGAACACGATCTCGAACGACCCGTACACGGGCTCGTCCTCGGTCGTGGTGCCGTTCGAGGTTCCGGTGAGGATCGTGCGCCAGTCGTCGAGGTTCGCCACGACGATCTCGAACGTCGCCTCGGCCTCTTGGCGGCCGGGGAACACGTCGTCGGGGCTGATCGAGCCGGACAGCATGATCGTCTCGACAGCGTTGGACACGGTGATCTCGCCGGACGTGATGGATGCCGTCACCGGGGTGGCGGAGTCCACGTCGAGCTTGAACGTGCCCGAGGCTGCGGTGAAGTAGGTCGCCTTGGTGTCGTCGGTGACGGGTGAGAACGCGCCGGGGTAGCCCACGACGGTGCCCATGCCGGCGGCCGAGATTTCGACGGGGTTGGCTGCCTCGAATGAGAAGCCGAGCGAGTCGACCTTCACGTCGCGCACCGAGTAGACGTTGCTGCCGAGCTTGCCGAACGCCGACAGGTAGGGCAGGTCGTCACCCGTGGTGAACACGTGGGTGTAAGTGCTGGAGCCTGAAGTAGACACGGACCCGAGCGCGCCATACAGCCACAAGCCGATCGACTTGGGATGCGCGCGGCCGGTCATGTCGATGCCGGGCATGACGCCGGTGCGGTTGACGCCTGGGGCCATGCGGACGCCTGAGGTGTGCTCCTCGAGCTCCTGGGCGACCTCGACGGTCATGACTGCGCCGCCGGTCACGCCTTGGGCGTACGTCGGGGATGCGGCGACGCTGCCCTTGCCGGACTGCTTCGCGACGCCGATCTGTGCGATTGCGGACTGGATAGGGGCCACGGTTCTACTCCTCGGGTTCCTCGACCGCAGCCACCGGCTCGGCCTTCTTGTTCTTGGTGGTGGTCTTGGGGGCTGCGACCGTCACGAGCCCGATCGCGGTCAGCCGCTGCACGACCGCGTCCAGCTCGGGGGTCGCTGGAACGAACTGGCCGGCCTCGATGGTGAAAGACACCTGGCCGAAGCCGGCGAGGTGCATCTCCCCACTGAGGTCGCAGGGCACGTCGTACGTCGTCACGCTGCTAATGGTCATGCCACGGTCACGCGTTCAGCCAGGCGCGGCAGGACACGTCGATCTGCAGCGCGACGGTGCGATGCCGCTCGTCGGTGAGGGTCTCTGCGAGCCGAGACGCGCTGATCTGCGCCAGTTCCACGGTGCCCGACAGGGTGGGGTTGTCTGCGATGACGTCCTCGACGGCTTGCCCGAGTTCCTTCACGTCGTCGCGGGCCTTCACGTACTCGGTGCCCAGTCGGGTGACCTGCACGTTGACGCGCATCGTGAACGTCTCGTCCTTTGCGCCGAGGCCGGAGATGGCGTACTCGGCGTTCCACACCTCGGTCTCGCCGGACACCCACACCTGTGACGGCTCGTCGCGGGTCGGGCGGCCCAGGGATAGCTGCGCGCCGTTCAGGGTGCCAGCGGCCCCCAGAAGGGCGTACAGGGCGTCCTGGGCGTTCCATAGGGCGGAGCGCACCATCAGGCGATCCTCGGGCGTCGGGCCCCGTACGTGTGGATGACAGCGTCGACCTCGGGGATGCCGGTGTCGCGGCCAGCGTCCACGTTGGCGAGGCTGATGCGGAAGTCACCCAGGTCGGTTGCCTGTGCGGTCGCTCGTGCCGGCAGTGCCGACTTCACGAGGTACTCGATCGCGAGCATCATCGCGGCGTTCTTCACCGGTCCGGGGACTTGCTCGTATCCGTGCTCGTAGTCGACGACGATGTTGTTGTGGCCACGCGGCCACACGGTTCCGACGAGGACGTGGTTCGTGTCGCCTTGCCAGTAGCCGGAGGCGCGGACCAGTACGCCGGCGTCGGCGTCGATCTCCGCGTCGGCGAGCTGCCCGGCGTCGAACTCGTCATCGACGAGGTCTACTCCTGTGTCTTCGCCGTACACGGTGACGCTGTTCACGCGCGTGATGCGGGTGTGCTCCATCATGAGGCGGGTCGTGTCGTCACCGGAGCGTGTCTCCACGGTGCGTCGGGTCGCGAACGCCACCTGTGCGGCGCGCTCGAGGCGATCGGTCGCCCAGTCGCGGGCTTCCCTGATCTTGTCCGCGTCGTAGTCATTGGCTGTGACTGCGGCGTCGAAGGCTCGCAGGTCGGCTACGTCGAACAGGTACTCGCCGACAGTCTCGAGTCCGTAGGTGACGCTCGAGGTCTCGCCGCTGATCGTCCACGTCGCGGTCGCGTCGTACTTGCCGAGCGTGCCGGTGACGGCGGACGGGAGGGTGTAGTCGTACCAGCCGTCCACGTGGTGGCCGTGGATCGACGGCGCAGCTGTACCGGTGGCCACGACTTCGCCATCGACGTCAGTCACGGACACGGTCACCGTCGTCGACGCGGTGACGAGCTCCCCGTCGTAGTCCCGGACCGTGATGTGTAGGTGCGCGGGACGGTTCAGCGCGACGAGCATGGCTAGACCTTCTTCGTGCTAGGTGGGGTTCGCTTCTTATTCTCGGAAGGGGTGCGCTTCTTCAACTCGACGTACTCGCCGCCGAGCCTGTCCGCGACATCCTTCAGGACCTGCTGTCCGGCCGCGGCGATGAACACGCGAGGACGCTGCGGGTCGCGGGCGTCGTACAGGGGGGCCGTCAAGGTGACGTACTCAGCCATTCATTCCTCCATAAAGTTGAGGGGGCCAGGGCCGGTGGTACCAGCCCCGACCCCCTCTCGGGTTCGACCCTTTAGGGTCAGGCAACGCTCTTCGCGAAGGCTCCCGGTGTGATCACGCCGAAGGCGGCGCGCATCGTGGCCAGGAACGCGACCTGACGCTTGATGAAGTAGTCGCTGTGCGAGTCAGATGCAGACACCTCCACGCCGGAACGGACCCAAAGGACCGCTTCGGAGCCGCGGCCCACGAGCGGGGTTCCGCTGGTGAACGCGGTGTGCACGATGGTCGGCACGCCCCAGAGGGTCGCCGGACCGCCGGACACGGGGCTGCCGTACAGGTACGCGCCGCCGCCATCAGTGGCGGAACCGGCACCTGCGCGGGACAGCACGATCGCTTCGTAGTCTTCAGGGTGGATACCGATGAAGTCGGGCTCCATGAAGGCGTTGGTGCGGATCGTGGTGATGCACTTGTGCAGCGAGTCGAGCATGGTCACCGAAGCGGTCGAGCGGTCCACTGAACCGATCGAGCTGTTGGTGTAGATGCCCTCGAGGTCCTGGCTGGTGCCAGCACCTGAAAGCACCTGGGTCTGCAAGCGACGACGCACGCCGTCGATGAGGCGGTTGTTCAACCAGCCCTCGACGAATGCCTGGTCCTGCAGAGCGCGACGGGTCGCGGGGATGAAGTGCGTGATCTCGCGCACGTTCTTCGTCCGCTTGGTGAAGGCCACCGCCGACTCGGGTGCGTCCGAAGCCTCAGCTGTCGGGGACGCGTTGTTCGTGTAGGTGGTCTCCTCCAGGTACTCGACAACGTCGCTGTCGGTGGTCTGGGTTGAGATGACGCTCAGGAAGTCCAAGGTCGCGAGCGACTTGGGAACGATGAGCGACAAGCGATCAGCTTGCGGAGCGAGGTCAGCGTTGTTCCCGATGGAGACGAGAGTCTTCATCATGGCGCGGTCGATGACCTTCACACCTTCGGTCGTGCCGACCGGGATGTTCTCCGACATGCCAGCGCGCTCCTTGAGTGCGCGGTACACGTCGCTCTTGACGAACGCCTCACCGAACGAACGGGCCACTGCCTCGTCGCCACCCTTGGCGGCTACGTCAAGTGCACCTTCGGACACCAACTCGAGAAGCCGTGAACGCTTGGCTTCCATGCTGGCGACCTCGTCGCGGATCGCGTCGTACTGCTTGCCGGCTGCGTCGAGCTTCTCGAACGCCTCGGTGTCTTGTGCGAAGTTCACGCCTTCGGACTTTGCGCTCTGGCGCAGTCCGTCGAACTCTGCCCATGCCTTGCCCGCCTCGGCCTTGCGCGCCTCGATCTGCGCTCCAAGGTCGCGGACCTGGGCCTTCAGGTCTGCCATCTTCTTACTCCTCTACGTGCCGTGGACGGGCGAGCAACATGGCGAGCTGCTCGGTGTCAATCGTGGGGGTGTCGTCACGCGAGACGTCTTCGTCTGTCTCGGTGAAGTCTTTGGTGGCCGACGCAGTGTCGGCGGACTGCGCTTCGGCCCATGCCATCGCGCGCTCGGATTCGCGTCGTGATCCGCCGCCCCACAGTGCGTGAGCGACGACTCCGGGTGACGGGTAGTCCTCGTGGTCGGGATCGGCTGCTGGTGCGTCTAGGTCGACCATGTGACGGGCGAACCATGCGGCCATGCGTGCGGCCTTGTCCTCGGACACGTTGCCGCCGGCCATCGCGCGGGCCTCGTTGACGGTGTCCTCGGTGACGCCTTCGCCGGCGAGTCCTTCGGCGTACCAGTCGAGTCCCTGGCGCGCGTTCGACTGCATCCAGTCGGGTGCCGCGACCTTCGTCTCGGGTGTCTCTGACTTCAAGCCGTCGGTGGAGGGGGCGGGCAGCGGGTCGATGACGGTGACGGTTTCGGCGCGGTGTCCGACGAGCGTCTCCGTTTCGCGCCAGCCGTCCTCGTAACTTTCGAAGATGCGGATCAGCAGGGCGGGGTTGTCAGCGGTGGCGTCGAGGGTGAACTGTGAGCCGGGGACGCCGAGCGTCCCTTCGGTCATGACGTGTTCGATCCGGCCGCGAGCTGTGCCGCCTGAGGAGTTCCAGGAGACGAACACGCCCTCGGACACTTCGTCGGCGGTCGCCTTCGCGGAGCGGTGGAACCGTGACGCCGCCTCGAGGAGCACGGTGTCGGGGTTCATGCCGAGCAGGGTCGGGCCGACCTCGAACAGGTCAATCTCGGTCAGTTCGCGAACGCGACCGTAGTCGGCGTCGTCGACGTCGCGGTAGCCGGTGGCGAAGTAGCCGAACGAGAACTCGCGGACGCGCCGTTCCTTCAGCAGCCGGGCGATGTAGGAAGCCTTAGTGTTGTTCTCCACGTCGAGGCGTGCCTTGACGTACAAGCCCTCGGGTCGCTCCTCAGCGGTCTCGACGTAGCCGATGTGCGACATCGGGTCGTCCCAGTCATGCGACCAGATCACGGGGATGCGGTCACCGGAGGACTGCCACTCAGCGAGGGACTTCGCGAACGCGCCAGGCATGACCCGGTCACCGCCGAGGTCGACGTTCCCGAACACGGACACGATCGCTTCGAACGTTCCCTGTGGGGCGTCCTGCACGGCCTTGAACTGGGCGCGGACGTTCTTGATCTCGTGGCGCACGGTCATAGGGTCACCTCTCCGTCACATGCACTACTTGAACCGGGTGGTCTTGAACTGGCGGCCGTCGATCACGACGGGCTTGCTGCCGTCGTGCCATACGCGCAAGCCCACGGTCATGTCCGGGCGGTTCAGGACGAAGTGCTGCCAGTGGTGATGTCGCGTGTATCCCGGTATCGGGTCGAAGTCGGTGTGACCGGTCTCGTCTTCGCGGTCCGTTCCTGGCCAGCGCACGAGACGGCAGCGCAGCGTCTTCGGGCAGCCGAGCGTCGGGTATTCGACGCGCAGGATCGACTCCATGATCGACCAGCCCTTGGCAGGTAGTGGCATTGTTTGGGTGTCGCGGAAGCGCACGAACGTCCACTGCTTCGGCGGGATGGTCTGCTTGTCCGCGCCGCTGTCGGTTTTCCAGAGTGGCATGGTGTTCCTTTCAGAGCTCGAGCAGTTCGAGTAGCTCGTCTTCGTGCCAGCCGCGCAGCCACACCTGGCCCTTGACCTGTCCGCGTGTCGATGCGCCTCGCCGGGTGGTGCGTCCGGTGAGTCCTGCGCGTCCTTGTGCGCGTCCGTCGACGGTGCACGACCCGGTGGTATCCCCGCGGTATACGCAGCGGCCGACGAGCGTGCCGCGGACGGTCGTGACGGGTGAGGTGACGCGGCCTGTGACGATGCGCGGACCGATGACGGGCGTCGGCCTGTAGCCTCCTGCGCCGCCTTGCGGAATGGGGTCCGGTTCCGGTGCAGGATGGGGTGCGTCTTGGGTGCCTGTCGCAGTACCAGTAACGGTCGAGGAGCCGGACACGCTGCCGGCGAGTGCAGGAATGCCGGACGTCGTGCCCGTGGACGTACTGGAGCCCGCAACGGTTCCACCGATGCCGGGCGTACCCGTCGCGGTGCCCGTCGTGGTGATAAGACCTGCTATCGCGCCGACGTTCTGCTCGATGCCCGTGACCGTGCCTGTGAGGGTCGTGGAGCCGTTGACGCTGCCCAGGTAGCCGACGGTGCCCGTCGCGGTTCCCGTAGCCGTGGTGTTGCCCGTGGCGGCACCTGTGCGGGTCGCTGTACCGGTGGCGGTGCCGGTGACGGTGGTGCTGCCGGTCGCAGTTCCTGCGCGGGCCGCTGTGCCGGTCGCCGTGCCGGTGACGATGGTCGTGCCCGAGGCGGTGCCAGTGAGGGCAGGCTCGAGCTCAAGGTCGGCATAGGTCAGCGACCCTGGGATCAACCCGTAGGTCGCGTACTGAGCGGCGAGCTCGGAATACAGGCGGGCCATGCCCGTGCCCTACTAGGCGACGGACTCGGACAGGTTGCCCGACGTGATCGTGTAGGTGCCCTGCGTGGCAAACGTCTGGTTCGTGTCCAGTGCGCGCGAGCCGAGGAACGTGCCGGCGGTGTCCGCGGACCAGTAGCCGATGTGCGTGATCGTCGTCGACCCTGGCACGTCGAACGCTAGGTTCCCGCTCGAGGACACGCTTCCGTTCGACGGCGATCCCCAGGTGATGGCCTTGCGCGCGTAGGCGGGTGAGCCGCCCGTCACTTCGCTCGATCCGTCCGAGCCGGGGTCGGCGGTGTGCAGCGACGCGTAAGTCGCGGACGCGGTGAACCCGCTAAGTAGTGCGCCCTTGCCAGACGCGGTCAAGCCTGCCATGTGCTACTCCTCGTGAATGGCGACGATGTTCCCCTGCTCGTCGCGCTCGACGCGCTTAGTGCGGGACGCCACCTCGGGGACGGTGACGTTCACAACGGGGGCCGGCATGTTCACCAGTGCCTCCGTGATGGCGTTCGTGAGGAACGCTGCATCGGTCTGCCCCTGCTCAGGTGTGCCTGACTCCGCCGGTGCGGGCGGAGCCTGACCGACGGCGAGCATATTGACGGGCATGAACACGATGTCCGCGGCGGGCTCGTCGATGGGGGGCAGGTTCTCGAAGCGTCGACGCTCGTTCACGGTCGTCGTGCCGGACTGCTGCGTGAGCATGTGCATCCGTGCACGCGCCTCGGGATCGGGGCGAAGCAGCTCGTTCGTGTCAAACTCGGTAAACAGTCCGTCCCACGCCGGCTCAGGATCGACGAGCTGCGCGTTCGTGGTCTCCTCGATGAGGACGAGCTTCGTGCTGATCGCGTCGTAGAGGGCCTTGCGGTAGTCGACGACGGACGCGTACGTGCCGCGCTCGAGGCCGAGCAGCGTCGGGGCGACGTCGTAGGCGGCGCACACTTCCTCGCGGGACAGTTTCCGCTGGTTGATGAGGTCCATGTCGACGGGGGACACGCCGAGCTTCTCGGGCTTGAGTCCCTGGTCGAGGATGAACGCGTGGCCGGCGTTCTCGACACCGGCGTACAGCTTCGACAGTTCCTCGCGCAGGCGCGGGATGACGTTATCGCCGAGACGCTGGTCCGTGGTGAACGCTGCGCGCGGGGTGATGCCGTTGCGGATGTTCTCCGCCTGGTAGGTCTGTGATGCGTCCTCGAGCGCGAGCGTCTGCTTCAGCGACTCGATCGGGGAGCCGCCTGGCAGCTCGTAGTGCACGACTTCCTCACGTCCGACGCTGATCGGGTCCGCGCCGACGACGACGTTGTAGCCGAGGATGTTGCGGTGGTCATCGCGGATGACCTGGACGTTGCGCCACGGGACGGGCCACAGTTCGATCGGGGTGGAGCCTGCGCCGCGCTCGCGGACCTTCACCGCGAGGGCGTGGCCGTGAACGTGCAAGTCGAGGGCGATCGACGCCTTGAGCTGGAACTCGGACCCGAACGGGTAGGGGCGGCGGATCAGTCGCGCCAGGCTCGAGGTGCGGTCGCGTTCACGGGTGTCGAGCTCGGACCCGGAGTAGACCTTGAGCGGGTTGCGGGCGATGCCGTAGACGAGCTTCATGACGACGGCGTGCAGCATCGGCTGCGACCGGAACACGCCCTCGTAGGAGTGGTACAGGCCGTCGCCGCGCAGCAGCTCGACGACCTTCGACGCGGTGCCAGTCGTGTTCGTGGTGAGCGACCGAAACGGGTACGCCTTCGCGCCGACGTTACGGGGCCTGCCCCCGCTGACGATGATCGTCATGTGTCACTCCCCGGTAGCCGCTGCATCCACGCAACCATCTGGCGCGGGATGATGGCTTCACCGTCGACGTCCTCCGTCGTGTCGGAGGTGAGGTACTTCGCGTGCTGGAGCACGACGCAGTCCCGGTAGACGCCGACGAGGACGCCTCGGATGCTGGCTCCGCCCGTGGTGTGGACGACGATCGTCTCCCGCACCAGACGCGAAAGCCAGTTCACCCTCCACATGGTCACGGTGTAGTCACGACCTCACTGAGGATCGCGTGCCACTCTTGGCCGCGCTGCGTGATCGAGAACTCCTGCGACACGAGTGCGCGCTGCCGTGCTGCTTCGCGCTTGCGCACGGCGGGGTCGAGGAGGTCGGTGAGGTGCTTGACCCATTCCTCGGCTGTGGAGGCGACGCGGCCGATGCCGAGCTCGGCGAGCCGCACGTACTCCGGTGTCGCAGCGGCGACGAACGGGATGCCAGCGGCGGCGTACTCGAGGCCTTTGATCGTCGACTTCGCGTGGTTAAACGGGATGTCGGTCAGCGGCACGAGGCCGACCTCGAACCCGGAGAACAGGTTCGGGTAGTCCAGAATCGGGCGCATCGGATACGTCGACACGAGGTGCTCGGGCACGCCCGTCTTCGACCAGAACCGCTCCGGGCGTTTGTCGAGGTGCCCGGAGTGGTGCACGCGTAGGTCGTGCTCGGCGATGAAGCCTGGCAGCCACTCGGCGAGCGTCTCGAGGTCGCCTGACCGCCACGGGATGCCACCGACCCAGCCGAGCGTCGGCTTCCACCCTGCGCGGTCTTTCACACGCGTGTACCTGGCGAAGTCCACGCCGTTACGGACGAGCTGGACGTTTGGGTGCCGCTGCATGTACCAGTCGCGCAGGAACGGCGTCGACGTGACCACGACGTCCGCGGCCTCGATGACGCGCTCGTAGTGGTCGCGGTTCCGGTCAGGGTTGAAGTCCGGGTCGGTGACGCGGTGCGCCTGGTTGTCCGGGGTGAGCCCGGCGTAGAAGTCGTCGACGTCGACGATCACCTTCTGCACCTTGCGGGCCTGCAGCACCTGGTGCGGGGTATCGCGCTGCATGAGTAGCTTGAGCACGACGACGTCCCAGCCGGAGATGACCGTCTGCTGGTCGTAGCGAATACCGAAGCCGCGGGCGACGTCCCACGCCGGGATGCCCATGCCGACCTCCCAGCCGCGAGCCTTCAGCTCGTGCATCGGCAGGTAGCACCGGTACCAGGCGCAGCCTCCCGGTTGCAGTGGTCGCGTGCCCGGTGAGAAGTCAGTCGTACAAAAGCCGACGCTAGGCATCGTCGGTGACCTTCACCGACCGGTCACGACGTGCGCGCTCCTCGCCGATCATGCCGTAGGTCAACAGGTAGCCCACGGCGTCCGCGATGTTGTCGGGCGTCTCCCTGTGGACCTGTCGCGCGATCTTCAAGCCGACCATGCACAGCGAGACCTGCTCGGCGGTGACCGGGGTGTTGAGGATGACCGACCAGATGCTTGCGGCGCGCGTCAGGTTGTCCAGGGGGTGGCCGTACAGGGCTGCGCGGTCCTCGTTGACGAGCCGCGCGGCGTAGGCGGCGAGGTCCTCAGGGCTCACAGCACCTCCAGCCCGTGCCAGCCTCCACCGGCGACGAGCAGCGTAACCATGCCGGGGGGCGCGTCGAGGCCCGTCTTGTGCCGCCACCACGCCGACCCGCCGTCCATGCTCGGGACCTGGATGTGGGTGACGGGTCCGATCTGTTCGATGCGCAGGTGGTGGTAGTGCCCGGACACGATCAGGTCGGTGGAGTGCCCGACGGCTTGCCGGCCGAGCGACTGCCCGGCGAGCCACGTCTGCATCTTTCCGCGCGTCTGGTGGCCGTGAAGCACGCCGACGACCGTGCCGTCGATGTCGAGGGTGACGGTGAGCTCGTCGCGGCCTGGGAACACGAACGCCACCTGGTCGCCGTAGCCGGACACGTCGAGGGCGTCTGCGACCGCTGCCGCGCCTTCGATCGCCCACGAGTCGGAGTAGACGGTGGCCATCTGGTCACCGACACGCTTCGCTTCGTCGTGGTTGCCGGGGACAACTGCGACACGGACGCGCGCGCCGGCGTCGAGGTAGTCCTTGACCTGCATCAGCATGAGGCGGCGGTAGATGCGGACCTGCTCGGTGACCGTGAGCTCGAGGCGGGCGAGCAGTTTCGAGCCTTGTGACTCGGTGCCTTCGATGCAGTCGCCGACCCACAGCAGGGCGACGTCGTCACCGGCGAGGCCACGCTTGCGCAGGTGCTTGTATCGGTCGAGTGAGTTCTCGTGGTAACGCACGAAGCGTTCGACGGTGCCGAGGGTGCCGTCGCCGTCGGGCTTGCCGATCTGCAGGTCGCCGGCTGCGACGGTGTACGTCGCTCCGGGCTGCCCTGTCGGTTGCTTGCGGTTCTTGCGCTTACCGACCCACGCGAGGAGCTCGTCGGTGTTGATCGAGCGCGGGGCGGGTTCGACGGCAAACTTGTACCGCCACACGGGGGCGGTGTAGGCGTCCTCGCCTTGTGCGTCGCGGTGCCACGCTGCGGGGTCGTAGCGGGCCTCGACGAGGCGTATGCGCCAGCCTTCGGGGACGGTGACGCCAAGCGACTCGACTGCTGCGCGCCACGAGTCCTCGTCGGCGAGCGTCGGGGTCGGTGGGACCGTGACGGTCATCGCGCCGGTCGGGTCGTACTTGACGCCGGGCTCCCAACCTGTGGGCGCGCTGGACTTGGTGACGGGGTAGTCGGGGGTGGGTCCTGGTGCTGCGAGTGAGTTCAGTTCCTCGGACAGGCTCACATCGCCGCCTCATGGCAGGCGCATCCACCGTTCAGCCGCCCGCGGCGGTGTCTCGTGATCGTGGCGGCGGAGATGTCGTGCCCGTTCTGCATCAGGACGTAGGCGATCGCTTCGGCGGGGATGCGGCGGTCGCGCAGCTTCTCGTCGAGAATTGCTGACTCGTCGAGGCTCATGTTTTGGATCGCCAGTGCGAGTCGGCACTTAGGTCCTCGGCGGAGTCGTCCTTGCTCGAGGGCGGACAGGTCGTCGGTCAGGGGCATCGGCGGCCTTCCTGCTCGGAAACTTGACGAGATACATGCTTCCGAACTTGTCACGCTAGACGACGAGTACGCGCGGCCCCGCGGACAGTCCGTGCTCCCACTCCGCGAGCTGCACACCCATCGCCAACGCGACCGCCGAGTCGATCGGACCCGCCGACTTCAACTTGTGCAGCCGCCACCCGCGCACAGTCTCCACGACCCCTGCAGCGAGTAGTTGTTCCGCACAAATCGGGCAGTCGTCCATGACGAGGCGTTCCTCGACGATCAGGTCGTACAGAAGCTGCGACGCCGGCACCATGCGCGAGTCGTTCTGAGGGAATGTCTCAACGGGCACACCTTCGGAGGCGAGCATCTGAGCAGAGCGGACCATTTGGAACGGATCAAAGGCGACGCGGTTCACTTGGAACGTCGACGCGAGCTCACGGATGAGCGCTTCGATCGCTCCGTAGTCGAGGTAGCCCATCGCCTCGTCGGAGTTGAAGTGCCAGCAGCGGCGGTGGAACTTGCCGTCGGGGTGTCGCTGCACCGCCATCACCGCGGTCGTGTCCCGCCTCGACGCAGCGTCCACCGCGATCACCACGGGCTCGCCGTCGTCGAGTACCGGCTCGCCCTGGCACGCCGCGATCTGGTCGCGCGTGACCCACGACTCGTCCATGCCCTCGAACCAGGCGTTCAGGTGCAGGCGCGCGAACACTGGCAGCGGCAGCGAGCGGTGCTGGTCGGCGAGGAAGTCCATCGTCACCCAGGACGCCGGGTTCGCCTTGCGCCAGACCTTCCTGTCCTCGAGGTCGTCGGCGTCATCCGCGCCCCGCCAGTACGTGAACATCTTCGGGTCGTCGCCGGACATGCCGCGCGAGTAGAGGTCCCACAGGGCCCCGCGCTTTGCTGCGCCGGCGGTCGAGATGGTGACCGTCAGCGGGTTCTCGCGCGCCGCCATACCGGTGCGCATTGCCTCGTACTGCTCGGAGTTCCTGTGAACGTGGTACTCGTCGATGATCGCGCACGACGGGTTCAGGCCGTGCTGCAAGTCCGCGTCGGCGGACAGCGCGCGGTAGATGCCGTTGTTCTCCCGGACCTCGATGACCTTGCCGCCACGGAACACCCTGCACGCCGAGCGCAGGATCGGCGACGCGTTCACCATGTCCGCGGCCGTGTTGAACACGAGCGACGCCTGCTTGCGGTCGCCGGCGACGGAGTAGACCTCGGGCGCGTACTCGCCGTCGGCGAGCAGCATGTAGAGCGCGATGCCGGCAGCAAGCTCGGACTTGCCGTTCTTGCGGGACAGGCCGATCAGGGCCTCCCGGTACCAACGCTGCCCGTGCTGATCGACGGTTCCAAACAGGGCGTGGAGGATTTCCTTCTGGAATGGCTCGAGCAGGAATGGCTGACCGCCCCAGCGTCCCTTCGTGTGTCGGAGCGTCTTCTCGAAGAAGCGCACCACGCGCTCGCCCTGCGGGTCGTGCAGTACGGGTTTCGGTTTTCGGGGAGCCACGGTGCTACCCGTCGATCTCGCGGTTCAGGCTCGACAGGATCGACTCGCCGGCGAGCTGCATCAGGCCCAGGCGAAGTCTCGAGGCGAGCGTCAGGCCGAACTCGTTCGCCAGTCGCAGGTATGTCGCGGCTTCGTCGCGCGCCACCTTGACGAGCGGGTTCACCATCGGGCCACGCGGTCCTTTGACAAGGACGCCCGTCTCCATGATCTTCTCCCGAGCCTCGCGGTGGATGTGCGCCGAGTAGCACATCATCGCGATCGACTCGAGGTCCGCGTCACGCAAGCCACGAGGCGCGAGCTCGACGATGACGCGCTGCCACATCTCCTGGGCGGCCGGAGGGAGGTCGGCCGGAGGCTCGGGCAGCGTCGTCTTGGGCAGGGCCACGATCTCGGTCGTCTTCGCTTGCCCTGCCTGCGGACGGTTGCCTGTGCCGCGACGAGCTCGTGTCGGGTCCGCCGGCCTACCCATCGGTCACCTGCTCGGCTTTGCAGTTGGTCAGCTTCTCCCAGCGTTCGAGGATGACGTCGGCGTAGCGCGGGTCCTTCTCGATCGTGTAGCACCGGCGGTCCATCTGTGCCGCAGCGATGAGTGTGCTGCAGCGGCCGCCAAACGGATCGAGGACGATGTCTCCCCTTTTCGTGCTGTTGGCCAGCATGCGGGCAACGAGAGGGACCGGCTTCATGGTCGGGTGCTCGCCGTTGCGCCTCGGCTTGTCCTCACGGAGCACCGTCGAGTTGTCGCGGATCTCCTCCAGGATCGCCACGAGGTCCGCCTTCTTGAGGGCGGACAAGTCTGTCTCCTCATCGAGGACGGTTGCTTTGACGCGGCGGCCGTACCACGAGTGCGCTGCGCCAGGCTTCCATCCGTACAGGATTGGCTCGTGTTGCCAGTGGTAGTCCTGCCGGCTGAGCACGAATGTGTCCTTGACCCATATCAGGCACTGCTTGAGGTAGAAGCCTGAGTCGACGAGTGCTTTGCGGAAGATGCCGCCGCCCGTGTCTGAGTGGCAGACGTAGATGCCTGCACCAGGTGCGGCGGACTCGAACATTCGGTCGTAGGCGGCTCGGATGAACGCGGCGAAGTCGTCCTCGCTCATCTCGTCGTTCTGGATCGTAAGAGCTTCTTTGGTGCCGCCGACGTACGCCACGTTGTAGGGCGGATCAGTGAAGATGCAGTCGGCGAGTTCGCCACCCATTAAGCGCGCGACGTCGTCGGGGTCGGTGCTGTCGCCGACCAGCAGCCTGTGGCCGCCGAGGTCCCAGAGTTGTCCTGTCTTGGTGCGCGCGGTCTCCGGCAGCTCTGGCACCTCGTCTTGCACGACCTGCGCGTCCTCGTCCTCGGTGATGTCGAAGCCGAGGTCTTGGATCGACCAGCCCGCCGCATCGAGCTCGAGGAGGTGCTCAGCGAGAACATTGCTGTCCCACTCAGCGAGCTCGGCGGTCCGGTTGTCGGCGAGCGCGTAGGCGCGTGCTTCCTCGTAGGTCCACCCAGGAGGGGTGCGCGTGATCGCGACCTCGGTCCAGCCGAGCGACTTGGCTGCTTCGAGTGTGCCGTTGCCCGCGATCACGACATTGTCGTGCGTGACGACCAGCGGCCGCCGCTGACCGAACCGCTGCAGCGAGTAGGCGATCGCATCCAGGTTGCGCTTGTTGTGCTTGCGCGCGTTGCTCGGGTCCGGGGTCAGGCTCTCGACCTTGACGGTCTGAACCTTGAGGTCGGTGCTACTCATCGGGGGCTCCAAACAGCCGGTCGACCGAGCGGTCGAGCACGGCGGACATGTCGGATGCACGCCAGGCCAATCCCGGCGGCAGTTCAGGGGCGAGTCGGCTATAGCCCTTCGCCAAGACCCGCGTCTCGACGATCGCTCGGGCCAGCCGGTCAGCAGGGTCGGCGGCCTCGACGTCAGCGATGATCGCGTCGGCCACCTCGAGCAGGACCTCGCGGGTCTGCGCCTGCACGACCGCAGGGGGAGGTTGCGGCGTGTCTTCGGCTTCGACCGCGAGGGCTTGCCGATCGCGGTAGGCCTCGGTCCTGCAGCGGGCAGAGCAGTACCGCTTCTTCATGCCGGGGCGCGATCGAGGGGCTACCTCCGCGCCGCACTGGGGGCAGAGGGCGGGCATGGGGCCACCCTCCCCCAAGCGTCACGCATTTCAGTTCCAACCGTTTCCCGAATCTGGCGTTTCGGGGTCGCACACACGGCCT